AGTCAACAGACTATTTTGGAATATAGACCGTTTCCCCCAAGACTTTATTGCTTCTAATGCTAACTTCCCATTTTATCACGACCAATTATATTTGACTATGGTTTTTCATGGAAATGAAGAGGCTTCATATCCACTAAACATAAGATTTAATGCAAGTTTGCTTATGTCATATAAGACTAAAAAAGTAAGTGAGGTTACTGCGGCTTTGGGAGTAATATCTGAACGGTTTAATTCTATGATTGCACAGCAAGAATCAATGGGTCGCATTATGCCGAATCCGCTAGATATGGCGGGTCAATATATCCCTTCATATAATTGGGGTGGAATTAGACCAGAATTGATGGTTTCTGGGTCAACACTTTCCCAATTCTTTTTGCATCTTGAAAATAATCAACCTGAAAAGACATTAACAACTCCGGAAATGAGGGCTTATGCTAGACAATCTAGACAAATGGTTCCAAATCCCGATGCTTTTGGTACAACTGACCCAGTCGTTGGCGGAGTACCGGACTGGTTTAGAACTATTATTCCTAAAGGTGCGGTTGCTGGTGCAGTCCGTGAACAATTCCCGCCAAGAGTAACTCAAGACAATCCTGCTCTTGCAGGTCTTGGAAATGTTATATGTGTGTGATATAATGACTAAGATAGATTTATTGAAGAAAATCTTAAAGGAGCTGAAGGAGATTAAGAAATGTCTACAGGACTCGAAGCAATAGCACCCATTGACAAACAACAAAACGAAAGAATTGTTTGGTGTGAAAGATTGCTATATCTAATTGTCTTGTTACAATTCCCACAAATAGCATCACTGCTTTAGATTTTCAAACATAACTGAATCAACCCAGCCATATTGGGAGATTATTGCACGTACAACAAAGTTAGGACAATCTTCTCTAAGTGCTAATGCCCACGCTAAACTTTTTGTCTTAGAATCACTAACTGATGGTTCTTGATTAGAAATAATTTCCAACTTTGCTTTTATCGCTCTTTCAATCCATTCTGAACGGGATTGTGACCAAGATAAATCATGATTTAACTTTTCAACTAAAATACTTGGCAAATTAACCGATATAATTTCTTTTTTCGCTGATTTTGGTTTTCTTGGTCTACCTACTTTCTTCATTTCTTAGCCTCCATTGCTAGCGCATACGGTGTTTTGAAATGAACATCATCGATAGGTAACATAACACAATAATACATTCCTAGACATTTACAATCAGCCCACCAACAGGAAAAGTTTTCCCATTTTATTTTTAACAAATGAGTTCCTAGTTGATAATCATAAACAAGTTTAACTTGTTCCATTTCATCAAAGTGTTCCTCAATATATTGTCGTTCGGAATAATAATTTTCATATAAATCTAATGGAATTTGTTTGCAACAGTCTTTATTCAATGTCATCCATTGTTCTTTTGCTGCATGGTAATGCCATAGGTAACCAAATTTTTTATTCATCTCATCACCTCATGCCTTAACGTTAATGACCTTGTGCAAACGTTACAACGCATTTGCTTACCGTGTCCCCTAACGTATTTGTGTACATTATTACATCTTGGACATTGAACCATCATACTAAATCAAGACTCCCGTACAAATCTATATGCTGGATAAAGTCATCAATCCAACTAATTAAGACTAAATTAGCCTCAATATGATATTTGGTCATAGGGATGTCGCCCCTTTTGGGGATTCTTCCCCTAAATACTAGCAATTTGTCAACGATTTTGTCCAAATCTGTTTTGTCCATGGTTAGTCCACGGAGTTTTACTATATTAATTAGATTAATAAAAATATTATTGAGGTCGCAAAACACATGACTTAGCATGATTTTCAATCATTTTATCGTCATTTCGACATAACCGTATAGCGAGGAAGTGTAGAAGAAGTATAATAAACCTGAGCCTATCATAATAGGGTATGGCAAAAAGAGCAAATGACCTAATTTTAAGAGATAGACTACAATTTACATTAGATGGAAACGGGAATTTATCTGTCAACTACGGCAGAATAGACCTTTCAGATTACGTATCCGTCGTTCGTGACGAAGGATTGCAGATAAAAGAGATAACATACCAGTTAAGGAACACATCAGCAACCAACCAAACAGCGGTATTTAACCCAGTTTTGTGTGATGCAACCGAAGCATTTGCTTCTATGCAAATATTCGCTACCACTACCGCTTATGAATCTGCTACTGATGTTGGTATCGCATCCAGCAATGTTTTGAACAATTATACTTTAACTACTAACAGATTTGGCGATGCTCAAGAATTTGCTATTTGGGAAAACCAAGAAAGATTCCGTGGAGTATATGATTTGCATCCTGACGGTTATACTGTTGTTACCGATTTACTTATCGGAGTGGCTGCAAATGGAGCTAACGCATTAGCCGGCGCAACTGTAGAACTTGACATTATGATTATTGCTGAGCCACGTAAAGTAAGCAAGAAAGACCTAGAGCGAATGCTAGCACAAGCAACCGACCTTTGAGTAAGGCGGTGATTGTGTGAGTTTTGCAAAAGATTTAGTTAAGGACATTGCAACTGGTGTTGTAGTAGGGCTTATTATTGGTGATGAAGAAACTGTTTTCCCTATTGATATGGTGGCTATACCGGCCTTTCAAATGCATATGGTACAAGGGACTCCTTCAATGCAAGTCTACATTAAAGCAGGGGAAACATTAGTCCCTACTGGGGGCAATGTAGCAGATATGTCTGAAAACATGAATATTGAGGCTGTCAGTCCAAGCATGGAAGTCAAAAAGCGTAAACCATCGAAATGGAATAGATATGTCAAACAAAAGAAAAATAAGATTTTTACTAGAGATGGCAAATTAGATTTCAAGAAAATGGCTAAAGCATTTAAGAAAGGAGGAAAATAATATGCCAATTAAAGAATTAAGAGAAAGTATAGGCGACATTGATTTACTAATGGCTAACGACCAATCAAGAGTTCAAATTGTTCAAAAGAGAATTAATTTGAAAGAAGGTAGCGTTCAAAGAAATATGCTATCAATGGATTTGTTTTTTGATGACCCACCGTATATTTTAGGTGGTAGAGTACCTTTGATGTTTGAAGGTGTAATTGAATTTTATTTAACACCAACACCACTTATTTTATCCAGTGAATCTTTATTGGGAACTCCACGTCGTGGAATGGATGCAGCTAACACAAATGTATTATTCAAAGCAATAATTACTCCTAAATCACAAGAGTTTGGAGTCAACAGACTATTTTGGAATATAGACCGTTTCCCCCAAGACTTTATTGCTTCTAATGCTAACTTCCCATTTTATCACGACCAATTATATTTGACTATGGTTTTTCATGGAAATGAAGAGGC